GAGAATTACGAGACGAGCAATACAAATTTATTGAAGAGTTTAACGAAAAGTTCCACGAAATTTTAAACGACAACGAAATAAATTTAGACCGATGTTAATAGACGATTATAATTTACGAGCTTGTTTAATTGAAGCACTAAAAACACGAACACGAAACCAAGTTGTAAAAGAAATAAAAGGTAAAGGGGAAAAATTCCATCAATACAATATAGACCGATTCTTAGCAGGCAAAGACGTAAGTTTAGAAACCGCAAAGAAGTTAGACAAGTATATTTACCGCTTGAAACTACAATAAGTTTACACCCCTTTAATTAGGGGTTTTTTATTTAACAAAAGTTTGTTGATAAAATTTTTTGTTACTTGTTGAGAAAATAAACATATATTTGATTAATATTTAAACAAAGTAAAATTGGATTGGATTAACAAAGTTGTAAAGCATCATAAAGAATGGGTTAAAATAGTTAACTCATTTGGCGAATATTTCTTTGCTGAAGACATAGTACAAGAAACTTATTTAATGTTATTGAAATGGAGCAACGAAGAAAAACTATTTACCAACGGAAACTTAAACAAAAGTTATGTTTGGTTTGCGCTCAAGAATACATTTTTACAACACGTTAATAAAGCAAACAAAATGCAAAAGGTTGATTTGGATTCAATAGCAATGTTACCCGACGAAGCGCCAGAAGTACAAAAACACGAATCATATAATTACTTATTGAACCAAGTTGAAAACGTAGTAGATGAATGGCATTGGTACGACCAAATGCTTTTTAACTTATACAAAGATTCTGATATGTCTATGAGAGAAATAAGCAAGGAAACAAATATAAGCGTTACGTCTATTTTCCACACGTTGAAATATTGCAAAACACGAATTAAAGAAAACTTAAAAGAGAATTACCAAGATTATAAAAACAAAGATTACGAGTTAATAAAATGAAAGTAGAAAAAAGCGTTTTAAAAGATATGATTTTATTTACTAAATTTAATGCTAAAGAATTAAAGCAACTTAATTTTAAGTTTTGGTTGTCTTGTGAATATAAAGAATATCCAAAAACATTTTTAGGATTGAAAATAATTAAAACAAACATACTAAAAGACGAAACAATATTATTAGGAACAGAAGAACAATTTATTAAATATAACTTATAATTATGGCAAAGAAAAAACTAACTAAAATTGATATTGAAGAAAATACAATTATCGAACCTACTGGATTAGGAGACACAATCGAAATTGTTTTAGAAAAAACGGGAATCGCAAAAGTAGCCAAATGGTTATTAGGTGAAGACTGCGGGTGCGAAGAACGAAAGGAAAAACTTAACAAACTATTTCCATACGCAAAACCCAAGTGTTTAACCGAAGACGAATATACTTACTTAACAACAACCAAAGTTTTAAATACTAACTCTTTAATTCCAAGCGAACAAAGGGAACTACTTAAAATTTACAATAGAGTATTTAGCCAAAGAAGGCAACCGACATCTTGCGGAAGTTGTTTACGTGAAGTTGTAAACGGATTAAACAAAGTTGTAAACGAATACAAACAAGAAAATGAAAGTTCTGAAGGTTAAAATTACCGACATAAAAACGAACCCAAAGAACCCACGTTTAATAAAGGACGACAAGTTTAAAAAGTTAGTTAAGTCAATAAAAGAATTTCCGCAAATGTTGGAGCTTCGTCCAATAGTAGTTGATGAAAACAATATTGTTTTGGGCGGTAATATGCGTTTAAAGGCGTGTATTGAAGTTGGATTAAAAGAAGTTTATATTGTAAAAGCCGAAGACTTAACCGAGCAACAAAAAGACGAATTTATAGTTAAAGACAACGTAGGTTTTGGCGAATGGGATTGGGATATTTTAGCGAATGAATGGGACACCGAAAAATTACAAGATTGGGGATTAGATTTGCCTTTAGATTTAAGCGTTGAATTAGAAGCCGAAGAAGACGACTTTAACGTTCCAGAAGGCGGTATTGAAACCGATATTGTTTTAGGCGACTTATTTGAGATAGGTGAACACCGTTTATTGTGCGGGGACTCAACCAATAGCGACCAAGTTGCAAAGCTAATGAACGGTGAGAAAGCTGATATGGTATTTACAGACCCTCCTTATGGAGTAGATTATGAAGGCATAAATAATGATGATAGAGGAGGTTTAGAAGATTTATTAAGGGGTGCGTTTGGCAATATGATGTTAAGCACTAACAATGGAGGTTCTTTTTATTGTTTCCATTCGGACAAGTGTTCGGATATTTTTAGTAAAGTTTATCGAGAATTTTGTCACTTTTCTTCAATGATTATTTGGGTAAAAGAAAGCATAGTTTTAAGTCAAACAGACTATCAATCTAAACACGAACCTTGTATGTATGGTTGGTTTGATAACGGAACTCATAAATGGTATTCAGATAGAAAACAAGAAAGCGTGTGGATTGCTAAAAGTAAAAGAGAAGAAGGTCATACAACACCAAAACCAATTGATATAATTACAAAAGCATTAAATAATTCAAGTAAAGTGAATCACTTAGTATTAGATTTATTTTTAGGTTCAGGTTCAACAATGGTTGCTTCACACCAACTTAAACGCAAATGTTACGGTATGGAATTAGACCCGAAATACTGCCAAGTAATTATTGACCGAATGAAAAAACTTGACCCGAGTTTAGTAATTAAACGCAACGGCGAAATAATAAGAAACAAATAAGAAAAATGGCTAACGAAGAAAATTTAATTCCCGTTCAATTAGGCGAAGTTAGAAACCCAAACGGACGACCAAAAGGCGCAAAGAATAGAAGCACGATAGCGCGCAAATGGTTAGAAGTTAATCAATCATTAAAGAACCCAATAACGGGCGAACAAGAAACAATGTCACAAGAGGATATGATTACTTTAGCCTTAATAAAAAAAGCAAGGGACGGGGACGTAAGCGCATATAAAGAATTAATGAATAGTGGATATGGCGCACCCGTTCAACAAATAGAACAAACCAATATAGAACAACCTTTATTCCCAGATGTTAGTTAGAACAACGGCGGTTAATAAAATTATAGCGTTAAAAAAACGAATTAAAATAATTCAAGGGGGAACAAGTGCGGGTAAAACTTTTGGAATCATTCCCGTATTAATAAGCAAGGCTTCTAAACACCCAAACTTAGAAATAAGTATAGTAGCGGAATCAATACCGCATTTAAGACGGGGAGCGTTAAAAGACTTTATAAACATAATGAAATGGACAAGCCGTTTTTTTGAAGGGCGCTTTAACAAATCATTACTTAGATACGATTTCGGGAACGGAAGTTATATTGAATTTTTTTCCGCAGACGATTCAAGTAAGTTAAGGGGAGCGCGAAGGGACATCCTTTACATAAACGAATGCAACAACGTTACCTTTGAAGTTTATAACGAACTATCAATAAGAACCAAGCGGGAAATTTTTTTAGATTTCAACCCAGCAAACGAATTTTGGGTACATACCGAACTAAAACACGAAGACGATAGCGACTTTTTAATTTTAACGTACAAGGACAACGAAGCACTTGATGAACGAATAGTAAAGGAAATTGAAAAGAACCGCTCTAAGGCGTCGACAAGTAGTTATTGGGCTAATTGGTGGCGGGTTTATGGACTTGGCGAAATTGGAATGTTAGAAGGCGTAGTTTTTAGTAATTGGAAAACAATCGACACGATACCGAACGAAGCAAAATTAATTGGCTACGGGTTGGATTTTGGATTTACAAACGACCCGACCGCAATAATAGAAATATACAATTACAACGGGCAAAGAATAGTAAACGAAATTGTTTTCCAAACGGGACTTGTGAATAATGAAATATCAAAGAAGCTACAAAAAAACGTAATAGCATACGCAGATAGTAGCGAACCCAAATCAATAGAAGAAATAAGAAGAACGGGGCAACTAATTAAAGGCGTTACAAAGGGACAAGATAGCGTTAATTTCGGTATTCAAATAATGCAAAGTCAATTGTATTTAGTAACCGCACAAAGCACAAATTTAATAAAAGAACTAAGGGCTTATTGTTGGGACAGAGACAAGACGGGCAAACAAATGAATAAACCAATAGACAACTTTAACCATACTATTGACGCCTTACGCTACCACGAAATGGAATCATTGGGTAAGGGTTCTAATTTTGGAAAATACGCGATAAGATGACAAACGATATAAGCGTAATGGTTGCCGTAGTTGAAGAATACATTTACCAACGCAAAGGGGTTAAAGTAAAAATAAATATGAGCGATTCAAGGAAATTTGTACTACATTTTGAAATGTTGCTTTATGCTTACGAAATAGCGGTTGCATATAACAAGAAAACGAAAACTTAATTATATAAATATGAAATTAGAATTAACCATACCGACTGATTTAAACGAGATTACTTTAGGGCAATATCAAAAGTTTATTAAGGTAAAAGAAACAACAACCGACAACGAAATGTTAGCGGAAAAAATGATTCAAATATTTTGCGATATTGAATTAAAAGAAATTATAAATATCAAATACACCGAAGTTCAAAAGTTAGTTACTCACTTTAATAAATTGTTTTCTGAGACCCCGAAGTTTACACCGACATTTAAAATTAAAGATATGGAGTTTGGATTTATTCCCGACTTACAAAATATTAGTTTTGGCGAATATGTAGACTTAGAAGAAAACTTAAAAAGTTGGGACACTTACCACAAAGCAATGGCGGTAATGTACCGACCAATTAAGATTAAACGAAAAGACGGACACGAAATAATTGATTATACTGGCACGGCTGAATTTTCAGACTTAATGAAGTTTGCCCCGCTCGGAGTTGTATTAAGTTCTTCGGTTTTTTTTTGGAATTTAGGAAGCGAATTACTAACGGCTACGATAGTTTATTTAGAACAAGAGATAGCGAAGAATCCGAAGGTATTGGAGACTTTAGCGAAAGAACACAATTTTCAAAACAATGGGGATGGTATCAATCAATTTATGCACTCGCTAAAGGGGATGTTACAAAATTTGACGAGGTTACCCGAATGGGATTACTTAAATGTTTGACATACTTAACGTTTGAGAAACAAAAAAACGAAATAGAACAAAGACAACTAAATAAGTATTTAAAATGATAGGATTTTACACGGCAATAGACAAATTAAAAACACACTTTGACGCAGACGCATTGGTTAACTCAGTAAGCGAAGGGGACATTTTCCAAGTTGATTTAGCTAAACAAACTATTTTCCCGCTTGTTCATATTATGGTTAATTCGTGTTCATTCGAAACAAACGTACTTAGGTTTAATATTTCTTTGATTGCAATGGATTTAGTAGACATATCGAAGACGGAGAACACAAGCGTTTATTTAGGCAACGACAACACACAAGACGCTTTGAACTCAACGTTAGCTATCTTAAACCGAGCCTATGATATTATGTTGCACGGAAGTTTAGCATACGATTTATTTCAAATAGACGGCAACCCAAATTGTGAACCATTTACCGAGCGATTCGAAAACTTGTTAAGCGGTTGGACGATGACGTTTGATGTTTTAGTTCCAAACGAAATGACTATTTGTTAAGATGGAAAAAGCCGAACAACAAATAATTCTTGAAAATTTTAGGGACTACGTTATTCAACAAGCTCGTAGTAATTTAAGAGGTTGCAAAAAAATAGCAGTCGTAAATTATACGATTCTATAACGTCTGAAATTAAAGCAATGCCGAATTCGTTAAGGCTTTATTTTGATATGGAGGAATACGGATTTTATCAAGACAAAGGAGTTAGCGGAACTAAAAGAAAATACGACACGCCTTTTTCATATACAAACAAAATGCCCCCTCCAAAAGCGTTTGACAAATGGATAGTTAAAAAGGGAATAGCACCCCGAAAAAAAGACGGAAAATTTACAACTCGTAAAGGATTACAATTTGCAATTGCCAGAAGCATTTTTGAAAAGGGAATTAAACCAAGTTTATTTTTTACCAAACCTTTTGAAAAAGCATTTAAGAATTTACCCGACGAAATGATTGAAGCATACGGGTTGGAAGCTGAAGAAACATTTAATACAATAATGGAAGAAAATTTTAAAAACATATAACAATGGCGTTACCATCTCAAGCCCATATTTTTGTCCGCAGTCCTTTTATAATCGAAGTTGACGACCCAACGCAAACGGGTTCGAAAGTCGAAATATTTATTTACAAGGCGAACGCATTACCACCCGCGACACCGACTTATACTTTGAGTAAATTAATACCCGCATCAAATAACACGGTTACGCTTTATAATCTAAGCCCGTACATACGGGAAAACATAACGCACCCGTCAAGCCCCGACAACGCAAACGTTAACTTACAATTAACGCCTTACGACGAATATACGTTAGTTGATGTTTACACTTACAATCTAATTGGCGGTAATTACGTTGCTCAATTTAATACAACTTACCGAGCGTTTGACGGATTCGGATATTATGAAACGGGAATTAATCCCGACTATTCTTTTGGACAAGCGGTTGTTTTATCAGAAGAAATGGATTACAATTATTATTATGACCCCGCTTACCCAACAACAAGCGAAAGTTTAGCGGGTACAATTACGGCTTACCTACCCGTTAATTTTATTGTTGAATATACGGGGTTACAAACGGGAACAATATTTACTTTTTCAGCGACAAGCTCAAGGGTATTTGATTTTTTCAGAGTTCCTC